AGTGAAAACCAAGGCTAAAGCCGGTAAGAAAAGGTGACGCAATGCTCACAACCGCCCAACTTGAAGCATATTTAGCGGAGTTATACGCGGCTCGCTCTGCTCTTCTTACCGGCAAAAGCTACGGTATCAACGGTCGAACGCTGACAAGGGTTGATGAAAACTGGCTGACAAGCCAGATCAAAGAAACGGAAAACCTACTTTACCGCCGCAGTGGCGGCGAGGCTTCGGCCAGAATCGTTTTTGACAGGGGCGGCAGATGAAATCAGAAAGCCTATACAGCAAGTTTACCAGGACAATCGCCAAAGTTGTCGGCTTAATCAGCCCATCTTCGGCGGTTAAGTATCTTGGTCAGCACGCATGCTTGAGGGCTTATGACGCCGCCGTTATATCCGGTCATCACAACGAATACTGGACGCCCCAGATGAAGACCGGAGATCTGGAAATCGGCAGAGGCTGGAAAACAGCCGTAGCCAGATCTCGCGACCTCGACCGCAATCACCCGCTTGTTAACGATGCAATGCGCGTCGGCTTTGCTTTTACCGTCGGCGACGCGCTTAACCCGCAGTGGACCATCACAAAAGACGGTAAGCGCGACACAGACAGCATCAAAACCCTCGAATCCGCTTTCTGGAAATGGGCCGAAGACTGCACCATCAACGGCCTGCACTGGGATGACGTCAAGCGCTTGGTCTATCGACACCTGAAATGTGACGGCGAGCTGTTTATCATCGAGTCAGCCGACGAATTTCACCCATACAAACTGCAGCTGATCGAGCCCGAACAGCTTAACGACAGCGTTGACGGCGACCTGAGAAACGGCAACTACGCCGTGCGCGGCATCGAGTTCAACAAACGCGGCAGAGCCGTTTTCTATCATTTCTATGAGGCCCATCCGTCCGGGCTTGGCCTGAGTGACAAAACAGTCAAAGTCGATGCAAGCCGGGTAATGCATATTTTTATGCCTGGCAGAATCACTGAAACGCGCGGCATCTGCCACTTTGTCAGCGCAATCATGGCACTTTACGACCAGAACGAGCTTTCTGATCAAATTCTTGAACTGCATCGCCTCGCCGCCGCCTATGGCATTTTCATAACCACCCCGTCTATCGAAAGCAGCCTGATCGGCTTACCAACTACTCAGGATTTAAGCGGCAAACATGTGCCGGTCAAGACGGTCGGCGGCGTTCGCGTCAACTATCTGAACGCAGGCGAAGACCCCAAAACGGTCAACCCGCAAATGCCGACCGGTAGCTTTTCAGAATTCGACAAGTCATACTTGCGCAAAGGCGCTCGCGGCTTCTCGATGAGCTACGAAACCTTCACAGGCGATTTTTCGAACGCGAATTTCTCGACTTTAAAAGCCGGCCAGAACAACGAAAGGGCTCTGTTTCGCCTCGATTCCGCTCTGATCATTCGAAAATTTTGCAACCGCGTGGTGCGCAACTGGATGGATTTTGCTGTGATGAGTGGCCTGAAGCTGAAGGGTTACTGGCAGAACCGCGAATATTTTCAGCAATACCGGTTTACTCTGCCAGCTCTGCCGGCCACCGACGCGGTCAAAGAAGAAGTAGCAGATCGTCAGGCATTGGAGAATAAAACCACTACCCGCCGCATGATCTGCGAGCGTAAAGGTATCGATTACGACGAAGTTGTTGAAGAACTGAAGCAGGAAAACGCTGATTTTGGCCTTGCTTCGCCGGCTTATGACGAAGAAAACGAAGAGGTATAGCCATGAATTTTGAATTATTTTGCCGCGCCATGGGCTTAAATGCGGCCACAATGACCGATCAGGAACGCGCCCGCTGGCAGAAAATCTATGAAAACTGCGATACCAGAAACGCGCAGATTGAAAAAGATATTTTTTGCCGCGTGTTCAAGATCGGCCCGAAGTCTTTCAACAAGGAAGCCAGAGCGGTCACTGCTGCGGTATTAACCGACGCCCCAACGTGGATGTATGACTGGGAGCGCGGCTGGATTCAGGAAGTTTTGCCGATGGAAGCCTGCAGAATTCCCGCACAGATGCCGCTTTGTGACACCCACAATACTTTCACGATCAAAGCGCAGCTCGGCAGCTGCCGCAATATCAGAGCCGAAAAAGTCGGCGATCAGGGCCAGCTCGTCGCTGATCTTGTTTTTGCCCGCGACCCCGACAGTCAGAACGCCATGGAAAAGGTTGAAGACGGTCATGTCACCGATCTTTCCGGCGGCTACCACATTTACTCAGCCGCATACGTCGAAGATGGCGAAACATACGTCTTTAAAGGCAAAAGCTACCGTGGCCCGGTAAAAATCGCTTTGGACTGGGAGCCGTCAGAGGGCTCGCTTTGCCCCATTGGCGCCGATCAGTTCTCAAAAATCAGGGCAAAATCAGCCGGTCAGCCCGACAATTCAAACGGAAATATCAGCGCGCAGAGCGCTGCAGCAACCAGTCAGAGAACTTCTGACGCAAATTCACAGGAGGCTAAGGCCATGAAGAAAACTTTTGAACAGTTCTGCCGCGCCGTCGGCATCGATGCAGCCGCTCTGACCGATGCACAGAGAAGCATGCTCGAAATGATTTTCGACGCACAGTGCAAAGAGCTTGCAGCTGATGCAGAAATTCCCGCAGACGCAAAAGAACGCGCTGCAAAAGTCATGAAATCGACCAAGGAAGCCGAAGAACGCGGCGCCAGAATCGAGCTTGAAAGACAGTCAGAAATCCGCGCAATGTGTTCAGTGCCTGGCGCAGAAACCCTTGCCGACAAGCTGATCAATGACAAAGTCGGCATCGAAGACGCGCGCAAACAGGTGCTTGAACATCTGAGAAAAGAACGCGCACCGATCAGCGCCCCGAAAACCAACATCGAAGGCGGCGAAACTGCCGGCGAAAAACTGGTCAGAGCCGCAACCCATGGCCTCGCCCTGCGCCACAACATCAAGATTGAAAGCCCCGCAGCCGGCGCAAACGAATTTAGAGGCCGCTCTCTGATGCGCGTCGTTGAAGAATGCCTGCATGCTGTTGGCGTCAACACCAGAGGCCTGAGCGATGACCAGATGATTCAGCGCGCCATGGCCACCGGCGATTTCCCGAACATTCTCAGCAACGTGGCAAACCTGCAGCTCAAAATGGCCTATGAAAACAGTGAAGAAACCTGGCGCGACATCGTCGAAATCAACAACGACGTCAGTGATTTCAAGGTTATGACCGTTGCCAACTTTGGCGGCGTGCCGACTTTCTCCGAAATCCTCGAAGGCGGCAACTACAAGGCTGTCAATTTCAAAGAAAACGGCGCCACCAATCAGGTCAAAACCTACGGTTGCGAAGCCAAAATGACCCGCGAAATGATCATCAATGACAAGCTCAGCGCTTTTCTGCGCGCGCTTGAACTTTTCGGCGTTGGCGCTGACAAGCTGATCGGGAACGGCGTCTGGGGAATCATCACCACCAACCCCAACATTTCAACCCTCGGCAATGGCACCAGCAACGCTCTTTTCAGCGCTGCTCACGGCAACCTGATCGCCAGCGCTAATGCTCTTGGCAATGACGGTATCGCCGCCCTGCGCCTGAAGCTTCGCCAGATGAAGGGGCTCAAGGCTACCGACACTATGAATCTGCGCCTTGCCAGAATCGCCGTGCCGTCAGAACTTGAAGAACAGGCCCGCGTCCTGACTGAAAATTCTCTGATGGTCGTTGACGGCGTCGGCGTCAAGAACACCGCTTTCGGCCTGCAGCTGACCGTGGAAGATCGCCTGAGCACCGCCAGCGCCGTAGATTATTACGGTTTTGCCTCTCGCCCGATCATCCAGGTGGCTTTCCTGAACGGCCAGCAGCGCCCCGAAATCGTGCGCCTCAACAGCCGCAACCCCGATATGTTCGAAATCATGGCCCGCGTAGACGTGGGTTGGGCTCCGATCGAACACAGATACGCTGTCAAAGCTGACGTCTGATAAATCCTCGGCTGCGGGCAGGTCGAAAAAGCCCGCAGCCAGCTTAACTCAGGAGTAAATGAAATGAAGAATCTCAAAATTCAGGCCCTGCTGCTTGCTCTCTGCATTTGCTTTGTCGTCATGGCCGTTCTGCACGCAGACAGCCAGATCGGTTCGGTTATCACCCGCCCCGGCAGTTCTGGCTTTAAGGCTGTCGCCACCCAGAACATGACAGTTTCAACCGCCGCCGCCAGCATTATCGGCACCATGCCGGGGCGGGAGATA